AACGGTGGCGTTCATTCGTCGTCCTGCGGCACATAGCGGAACAGGCGCGGGCAGAACCAAAGGCAGAAAATGATGCTGATTGCAGTCCAGATAAATACGGCCAGCGCCATTTGAGCAGGCGACAGACTGGTGATTAGATGGATCATTTCGGCTCCGTTTCGGCAATCGCTACTCTTATAAGCTCTACACGGGACTCGTTTAGTTCTTCCCAGGACTCATCAAGTCCGATAATTGCTAATGAAAGATGCTTCCGAAGCATCGCTACTTGCTCGCGGAGTTGGTCGTTTTTTGCAATCAAATATCTTTCACGTTCTGCAATTTCAGCCGTTGCTGGAACGCATTCCGGGTCATCGCAAACATGCGGTGGCCTACCGCAAATCGCGCACAAGTCTTTCAGCAGTTTGATTTCGTTCATGGGCCTATTCCTGTTCCTGATTGGTCATATCAACTCCTGCTTGTTTTGCGTACTCTGAAGCTACTGACTTGATGTGATTGATTAGGAGGCGCCGACAAAATGAGCTTTGCGAAACATCCTGGTCTTCAGCCATGTGCTTCAACGCGACAAACTGTTCGTCTGTCAGGAAAATCTTTACGGTGTGGTCATGGCCTGGCTTTCCCATACTTCACCGGAGGAATAAAAAAGCCCACGAACCCGAAGGCTCAGTGGGCGAAACCCGGCTGTCAGTCCGGGAGGAGGGAGACACGGTTAGCATCAGGCCGATTCCTTGGTCTTGACGGACTCCGGATCAACAACATCCGGCCTGATTTGCGCGAAGAATTTCAGCCAATGCCAAGGAACCCCGTTCTCAGAAGTTCGCCATTGGGACACGGCGCCGGTAGTCACCCCGGTAAGTTCCGCTACAGCAGATGTACCGCCAAGCGAGTCGATAATTTTGTTTGCATTCATGCCGCTATCTTAGCGAACTAAGACCATGTGCGCAAGCCAACTAAGAAATATTTTCTTTAGTATGCTCAACATGACGGTTTTTGGCATAGTCGCAAATTATTTTCTTAGAGAACTAAAAATAGATTGACGCACAGTCCTTAGTTGGCTAAGATGCAGTCGTAGAAACAAACCGCCAGCCGCAGCCGGTAATGCCGGGCAGAGACTCTAGCAACACAAGTTCGATGCAGCCGCAGTGGTACTAGAAGCACAAGAGATTAGTAGGAATTAGCAGTCAGCAACGGAGGGAAACAAGATGCCATGCATATACAACCAGGCCACCGGAGAAGTCGAAACTCTTCTTGAGCGTTATCAGCGCGAAGCCGAGTTCGATGCTTATCTAGCGTGGCGCATGGAACAGGCCATGAAGGCGGTCAATGAAGTATCGAAGCAGCACAACCGCACCGCAATGACCTACGGAGTCTGCAAGTAAATCAAGTCCCAAAGGCATCTGGCCGGAGTCAATGCAGCCCTGCAACGATGGGTAGGCAACTCAACACAGAGGGACTTGATGTATTTGCAGCAACCAACCAACAAGGAGTAACAAATGTCTCGTCCCGTAATCATCTGCACCGAACACCGTGGCGTTTTCTTCGGCTATGCCGACGACACCAACGGAAACACTATCCATCTCAAAAATGCCCGAATGGCAATCACTTTCGGCACCACGAAAGGCATCATGGAACTTGCAGAAACCGGCCCAACTTCGCGCTCCAAGATCAGCGCAAAAGCAGACATTGAGGTTCGCAAGGTTACGGCTGTCTTTGAAGTATCAGGAGAGGCAAAAGCCAAATGGGACGCGATCAAGTGACCTGGTTTGACTTCCTTGAACGCATTACAGCCGTCGATTTGCTTGATGCAGGCGCGTGCGTTGATGGTGTCAAAGAATCCGTCGAAAAAAATTCTGCGCTTGCAATGAACACCTCCGACGCTGTTCAGATTTCTGAATGGGCTTCGAAAGCAGCACATGCAGACGGCTACGGCTACGGCTACGGCCACGGCTATGGCAACGGCTACGGCTACGGCTACGGCTACGGCGACGGCCACGGCCACGGCGACGGCGACGGCTACGGCCACGGCTACGGCGACGAATAGCAAAACCAGCACGAATTAGTAGCAACAAAACGGAGGTCGACATGACCAAGCAACAAGTAGCAAAGGCAACGCCAGCGTTCTTTGGTGCTGGACATGAATATGTTTTCCAGGTTGGCGATAAGCAGGAAGTCGTTGTAGCAGGAAACCAGACCGATGCCACCGCTGCGCTGTACGCCTATCTCAAGGCACATGGCAATGACAGCAAGGTTGAGTTCGTCGAAGAACACAACGCTGAATAACAAGGGAATGACCATGAACAACGAGCCGAAATTTGGCGCAGCAATCCCGAAGGATGAATGGATTCAGCGCACCGCCACAACCGATCCGAATCCGCGCATTCCGTTCTCTGGAATCTACTACCAGGACGAAATCAAGATGCCGTTCTTTGAGCACTTGATTGCTGGAACGGTGTTTGGATTTGCCATCGGCGCGATTCTTTTTTCTTAACCAAAGCAGCTTCTAACTAGGCTGCACAGTGAAGCGGCGGCACGGAAGGACGTGCGGACAGAGATGCGGGTTATCGGCGTGACGAACCGACCGTCATCCAGTGGATGTCAAAACACTAGCCGGAATCAAGCCCGGCCCGCTTCACTGTGAAACGTAGCAAACGGAACCCAAGGCCACAAGCCGAACGCTTGAGTTCTCCGGATCGCGTAACCGGCATGATTAACGCTGACGTAACCGGCATTGCGCTTGAGAAAGGAAACGAAGAATGACGACGCTTATTGCACAAGGTCAAGTTGACGCCGATGTTAGGCAGAATTTCAAGGACTTGGAACAAGCTGCATTTGAAAAATGGCTTCGAGACAAGTGCCCGTCAGGCGATGTTGAGTCTGTGCAACGGCAGTGGATTGAAAGCTACGAGTACGCAGAACTGATCGACGATCAGGACCCGGAATGGCAAAACGATGTGCAGGCCGCTTTCGGCGGAATTGTTCAGAAACCGCAAGGATGATTCCTAACAACGAGCAGCACCCCGCTGTCAGTTCGAGATGACATGAACAGGCCACAGGACGAGTAATGAAGAACTCTCACGGCCAGCGGGATTTTTAATACAGAGGGAAACATGATTGCTATTAAATACAGATTTACCGGAGCGACGATTTGCGAGTTTGACGTTAAGACGATCAAAGAAGCTGTTGCTTATGCTGTTGAGCAGAAAATCAACCTGAGCGGCAGCGACCTGAGCGGCATCGACCTGAGCGGCAGCGACCTGAGCGGCAGCAACCTGAGCGGCAGCAACCTGAGCTACAGCAACCTGAGCTACAGCAACCTGAGCGGCAGCGACCTGAGCTACAGCAACCTGAGCGGCAGCAACCTGAGCTACAGCAACCTGAGCGGCAGCGACCTGAGCGGCAGCGACCTGAGCGGCAGCAACCTGAGCTACAGCAACTTGATCGGCAGCGACCTGAGCGGCAGCTACCTGAGCGGCATCAAAATCGACGGCGAAGAAATAACAAAACCACCGCTGTCAATTACCGGACTGTATTACAGATGCTTAATAACAGATGGATACATGCGACTCGGATGCAAGCGTTACACGCATGCAGAGTGGTCTGAATTCAATGATTCAGAAATTGCAGCAATGGATTCACATGCAACCGAATTTTGGAATCAGTGGAAATTGCCACTGCTTGCAATGTGCAAACAACATGCGGAGTCAAAATGAACACGCAAATGCATTCACTACGCGAGCAGCCGCAGACGCTACGGAATTACCGCGATTTTCATGCGGCCAATGACGAGCGCGAAGGATTCAGCCTTATCGAGATTGTCGGGATTGTTTTTCTCGCCTTCTGCGTCGGTTTCACGATTCTTGCACTTGCTATTCCTGGAGGTTGATATGAAACACAAGATCAAACAGACTGCATTTGTTCATGCAGAAAAAGACTGTGTGAAAGGTGGACATAATCTCGTTTTGTATTACAGCGATATGAGCCAATATGGATACATATTTATTGGCGAAGTTGAAGTATCAGTTGATTACGACCTGCCTGATAACTTCAATTACACGCAAGCCGAGATTGATGTTTTGCGCAAGGAACAAAAGCGCATTCAGGCCGAAGCGCAAAACAAGGTTACGCGTATTGAGGAAAAGATTCAAAGCCTGCTGTGCATTGAACACAAGGCCGCAGCATGACCTCGCCAAACACGATCATCGCTGACATGCAGGCAGATATTGATGCGCTGCGAAAAGAGCGCGATGAATTGATTAATGCGCAATGGACGATAGCGCGAGGATGCGCTGCGCTGGCAATCGAGAAGTGTAAAAACGCCACCGGACAACGACGAACAATCGACCTTTATGTTTCTGCGAATCAGTGCGCTGAAGATATTTTCACGGCGATTGAAAAGGCAAAAGTAACGCCATGCTAAACATTTCTCACCTAGTCACAAGCCGTCAGACATTCCGCGTCGAATTGACCAGAAAGCCGACGATTAACGAAGGCCAGAACATCCGCCGCCAGGTTGAGTATGTAAAGGCATACGACAAGGCAGAAGCAAAGGCCATTGCACTGGCGATGCCACAGAACGAAGCCTTTCGCGTTTCTTCTTTGAAGGAAATCAAATGAACATTTACCAGCGCATCAATGAAGTTCGCAAAGCCATCGGATATGTCCAAAAGGACAAGGCAGTTTCAACTGGCGGCGGATCGTACAAGGCAGTGACGCATGATGCAGTTACCGGCATGGTTCGCGCTGCATTAATCGAGCATGGAGTGGTTATCGTGCCTTCGGTTGTTTCATCGGTGTTCAACGCGAAAGAACCGGAAGCAAAGCAGCGCCTTTATGAAGCGACGTTCCAGATTGAGTTTGTGAATATGGACGAACCAACGGACAGGATCGTGACGCATCAGACCGCGCACGCCTTGGACAATGGAGACAAAGCGCCGGGCAAGGCCATGAGCTACGCGACGAAATACGCCATCCTGAAGTTGTTCAATATCGAAACCGGAGAAGACGAGGAAAGCCGGTATCAACAAGATGAATTCGATATTGTCGGGGCCGTCGATTACATCCTCGCCAGCACCAGCATTGCTGAACTGAAAATGCGTTATGGACAGCGTTACAAGCTGGCCGAAGATGCGAAAAGCAAAGACGCAATGAAAGCGATCATCGTCGCAAAGGACAAGGCAAAGAAAGCCATTGAAACAGAAATGGCAGGCCAAGCATGAACCAGGGAAGCGCCGAATGGCTGCAATCCCGCTGTGGGCTTGTCACAGCATCACGTATCAATGACGTGCTGGCAACGATCAAATCTGGCGAAGCGGCAACCCGTGCCAGCTACCGAATCCAGTTGGTCGCCGAACGACTGAGCGGCAAGCCCGCCGAATCATTTACAAACGCTGCGATGAAATGGGGAACGGAAACCGAACCTTTCGCCCGCGCCGCGTATGAGTTGGAAACCGGCTTCATGGTCGATCAAGTCGGGTTGATTCGCCACGCTGAAATTGTGTTTTCAGGCGCTTCTCCGGATGGCCTGATTAACGATGATGGCCTGATAGAAATCAAATGCCCGGAAACAAAAACCCACATTGAATATGCGCTGGCCGGGAAAGCGCCTTCAAAGTATCAGAATCAAATGCTCTGGCAGATGGAATGCACTGGTCGTCAATGGTGCGATTTCGCATCGTTCGATCCACGCATGCCGTCTGATATGCAGTTGTTCATTGTTCGATTTGAGCGCGATCAGGCTCGGATTGACGGGATCAAATCTGAAGTTATCAAGTTTTTGGCAGAGGTCGAAGATTCAATTAACCGGCTTCGCTCAATTTTCAAAAAGGAAATTAAATGAACGTATTTACCGCAGTTGTCAGGATTGGCTCTGATCCTGAGCAGAAATACACGGCAGGCGGCGATTCAGTCGTCACGTTTAACGCTGCCGTGGATTCTGGATATGGCGACAAGAAAGTTACTACCTGGATTCGCTATACGATGTGGGGGAAGCGCGGAGAGTCTGTTCTTCCATACATTAACAAAGGCTCACAAGTTGCCGTATCCGGCGAATTGACTAACCGACCGTGGAAAGACAAAGAAGGACAGGATCGTTATTCGCTTGAGGTCCGGGTCAATGAACTGACGCTTATCGGAGGAAAGCAGAATAGTGCAAATGTACCTGAACAAAAAGCGCCGGATAGTGCAAATAGCCAAAAATCGAAGCCGAAATTTGATGATCTTGACGATTCAATTCCGTTCTGAGGTCTGACTGTACCTGACAAACAAAACAGTCCCGCTTGGAAACAGGCGGCAAATTGAAGGAGGTTAGCAGGCTCTTGGAACAAGCCTGTGTTGTTTGATCTAGTCGCCTTCAATTTGAACAAGACAGCGAGGAAACAAAATGGAAAGCGAAAATATTAAGGTATGGATTACAAAGTATGCGCTGACCATCGGAATTGAAGTTTTCGATGGAGTTGTTCACGAAAACGAAGACATGGTTGCATATAGAAATGTTGGTTATGGCGATCAATATGCGCGTGGAAAAGACTGGCACCGCACCTATGAAGAGGCGGTAGAAAGAGCAGAAGAGATGCGCGTTAAAAAGATAAAATCTTTGCGAAAAAGTATAGCGAAGCTGGAAAAGCTGTCTTTTTCTGATAACTGCAACAACCAAGATAACAAGATAAATAAATGACCACCCTATCCATCCTATTCGGCCTGAAGCCGTTCGCTCCGACATTTCGAGAAATCAGCAGCACGCCGTTTATAGACGGGAAGCCAAAGCAGGAACTGAAGCCAGCGACGATCAAGCGCAAGGAAAACAAAGCAAATCGCGGATGCCTGCGTATCTCGCAGCAGCAGAGCAAGAAACTACGAGCTGACGTTATTAAGACGCTGGCCGCTGGTGGAAAATATACCGCCAGGACGATGGCTGAAAAGATTGGCTTTGCTCAGTCTGCCGTTCGTCGCCATCTTCAAACAATGGCTGCATGTAACGCGATTGAAAGCGAAACGATTTGCAGCCCGGCGTATGACGTGACTTGGTACTGGATTTCAGAATGAGAAAACAATCCACCTACCGACCGAAGCGCGTATCGCCTCCGATGCTCATCAATCGCGGGCTGCAAAACGATGATCTTGAAATGCGCGAGCGGATGATTGCCGAAGCGTTTTCAGGCGGATGGGCGACTGAACGGCACTTT